CCCAGCTATAATGGTAAGTGCCGCCGCACCGACCAACGCTGCCGCATTCACAACAAGCATCCCTGCGCCGACTACAACGAGTGCCGCTCCAAACGCCGCAAGTGCCGCCGCACCGGCCATGAGCAGAGGGGCAAGTGCACCTGCCACTGCCCCGAACGCAAGGATTCCGACCGCAAGTGCCGCCATTGCAATCTGTGCCGTGGGGCCGGCCGCCGCCAGCTGGAGTGCCGCCTGTGTCATAATAAGCATCCCTGTACCAGCAAGAAGTATCCCTGCCCCGAACGCCACAAGCCCGACAGCCGCCGCCGTAAGCGCGGGACCGAGCAATGCAGCAACCGCCATGAACGCGATTAAGCCAACGCCCATCCCGGCCATTGTGGCAATTGCCGCCGTCCCCTGCTGTGCAAGCTGTACAGATGCAAATGCCAGCAGCGACATTCCGGCAGCTGCCATTAAGATTGCGCCGCCGAATGCTAAAAGCCCAGGTGCGGCATTTGTCAGCTTTTTCCCGAAAGACTGTGCTATCACTGCGAGCGCAATCATGCCGCCTTCCATTAGAGCAAGCCCGACAAGTGCGGCAGGCCCAGCCTGTGCCAACTGCACTGCGGAAAATGCCATAATTGCCATTGCTGCGCTAATCATCAGAATGGACTGCCCAAAAGCAATCATCCCCTGTCCAGCAGAACGCATCTTAGAACCGATTCCAGCTGCAAGTACCATTAAAACGGCTATTCCTCCAACCATTGCTGCAAGCCCTATCTGTGCAGCCGGTCCCGCATTTGCAATACGAATCGCCGCATCTGCCAAAAGCCATATACCTGCGGCTGCAAGACCAAGCCCTGCACCGACACCAGCAATATTCTTAGCCGCTGCAGACATTTTGGTGGATGCTCCTTCAAATCCCCTTGCGCCGGACTGGAATCCTTTGAACACTGAAAGCAAGCCTTGTACTTTTTTCACAACTCCACTGATTCCGCCGAATGCCAGGAATCCTGCTGCCACTGCAGGGATAAGCGCAAGGATTTTTTCAAATGGCTTGACGCTGTCATCACCTAAGAAATCAATATATCCGGCAAATGCCGCCTTCGCTTCATCCATTAAGTATGCAACCGCCTCTTTTGCCGCTGCTCCAAGCTGTGGTAGATGGTCTATAATCCCCTGTGCAATCGCCGCCGTCATCTTCCCGCCGATAACGATTACCCTCGGCATCAGCCTGACAAATGCATTCGCCCCGGAAACGGCAAGTTTTCCAAGCGAATCCCCAATCGCATCCTCGTTATTTTCAATCCCGCTTATCAGCGAATCAACAAGTGTGGATGCCATTTCTATAAACTCCGGCGCATGATCCGCAATCTGTACAAGACCATCTGCGGCTACATCGCCCAAAGCAGATGCAAGCCCAGAAAAACCGCCGCTCTCCAAAGCCTCTGAAAGAACGCCCATCTGCTGTGTGCCGTACTGCGCCAATCCCCGGAGCGGTTCCTGCATATTCTTGTAAACAGATATGCCGAAATCCTGTGTGGCGGATTCCAATATAGCCATATCGCCTTCGAGATTGTCTATTTTGGTCTTTGCCATTTTATCAAGTGCGCCTTTGCAGTGATTCAACTTCCCAGTCAGCGCATCCCACTCTGACACTCCTTTTTTATTTGTGGCATTCAGACCATCCAATAACTTGTTTAAGTCTTTCACATGCTGCTTACCGCCGAGTGCCGCAAGTGCCGCATTGCGCTCTTCGTCAGACAAGTTTTTGGTTGCTTCGTTCACAGTTTTCAGAGTATTCTGCAGGCCGATAAAGTTGCCTTCTGAATCAAATGCCGATATCCCAAGTTTCTTCATCATCTTCCCGGCTTGCCCTGTCCCGGTCGTAAGGTTTGCCATGATCGCGCTCAATGCCTGTCCTGCCTCGCCGCCTTTTCGGCCACGGTTCGCCATAACGCCAAGTGCCGCTGCGGATTCCTCAATCGGTACGCCAAGGTCTTTCATTGTGCCACCGACATTTAAGTATGCCTCCATCAGCTGCTCGGCAGACTGGTTTGATTTATTCTGTGCTTTTGCAGCAATATCAAGGTAATTAGGCAGCTGGTCTACAGTGACACCTAAAGCAGCCATAGAGTCCGTAACCAGATCTGATGTGCGCGCCAAATCCATGCCAGACGCTTCTGAAAGGCGCAGGACGGAAGGGAGCGCGGATATTGATGTATCTACGTCCCATCCTGCAAGTGACATGTATTCCAGCGCATTTGCCGATTCAGCGGCAGTCTTAGATGTAGTGCGCCCCATCTCCCTTGCGGCATTTTCCAGTTTTGTATATTCCTCCGCAGATGCATCAGCTGTAGCCGCAACGGATGACATTGCTGATTCAAAATCTTTTCCGACATTAGCACTGTATGCACCAACCGCCCCGATTGCTGCCCCTGCCGTTGTGATTGTGGCGGCAGTAGCTTTTACCGCCGCGCCCCCTATCTTCCCAGCAGCTCCAAGGCCTGATAAGCTGTTCTGTGCGCCTTTCAAAGCCTGCTTAAAGCTGCCTTCAAGCTGTCCAGCAATTTTTATCGCTATGGAATAATCGCTCATTTTTTACGCATCTCCTTCTGCAGTTCCTTGTAATCCTCGCACAGTTCCAGCAAATCAAAAATGGGGAGGGAGAGGAAATAAGGCAGGCCTGTAAATAAGTTAATGGACATGACCATGCACAGTTTCCTCAAATCCCCGGTATCGTTTAATCGAAGTCCTCGCCGTAGAAAAAACTTGTCACCTTGTTTTTGACCTTGATCGCATCCCTCGGTTTCAGTTTCTTGTAAAACTCAATTGGAAGGTTCGTGCAGTCAGCCGCCACAACCAGCGCATAATGCAGGCTGTTTTCCGGAAGTATCGCAATATCCCCGGACGCAGTCAGGACTTTATTTGCCTTGATCATCGTTTCTGCATTCACATCTTCCAGTCCTGAAAAGTCAATGCTGGATACCTTTTCCCCCTCAAAATCGTATGTCCGGGAAAGCACGAGCGTGTTCTCATCGTCCACTTCCACCGTGCCGTTTGGCTTGATTTCTACAACTTCGCCTTTTTTTGTCTTTTCTTCTGCCATCTATATCCCTCCTTAAATCTGGCTCCTGATTTTCTTCATCATATCCTTGCCATTCAGGTTAAATTTAAAGTTCAGCTTGTCCAATTCAATCCATGTGGAATCGTTGATATCCACTTTCAGGTAGTACACTTCCAACTCGATCTCAGGCTCTCCCTTTTTGCCCCGGACGAGTTTGCCGAGCGTAGTTGTAGTGGCCTTGCCCCGGACAACAATCTTGACCGGGTAATAATCCGTCTCATACGTTTCCTGATTGATGTACTGCTCAGAACCGCGCAGCGTCAGCTGTACAGGCTTGGTAGTGTCAATCAGCCCGGTCACATCTTCATGCAGGACTGCGAACGGAATCTTGATCTTCATAGAACCGAAATGCCCAGTTGCCGGGGCCTCAAGTTCACCAAGGATTCCTGCAGCGTCCACTGTCTCTGTCAACGCCTCCAATTCAGGGAGTTCCACTTCACCAGACACACCGAGCAGCTTGTTGGAATCGTTATATACGTTATACGCATTAATCAATTCCGGCAGTATGTTACCAATTGCGCCCATGATTATTCACCCCCTGTCAGCACTGCCGTCAGCAGTTCCGTATCATAATTAATCACATTGTTGATAGTCTGCGCCGGAGTATAAGGCGCGATATGCTGCCTGAATTTCATTTCCCCAGCTAAGATCGATGTTGTCGGATTATCCTCCGCCAGATACTCAATGCTTGCGCCAGCCCAATGCTGCGGAGCATATGACGCACAGCGGATATTCTCCGAATCAATGATATTGTCTATCAGCGCACGGTTCATATTTTCGTCAACTTTATCGAAGTAGGTATTGATGAACGTGTTCCCCTGCCAATTGAACATCCGGCGCACATTGATCCATATATCCTTTGCATCGCCGCTTGCCGGCCATGCGCCTGTATAGCTGCCCCAAGGACGGAAACCGTTCCTGTTGATTGCCGTTGCCACACCGAAGGTGTTCACTACTGTACCCTGATCCTGATCCAGAACAACTTCCGTGCCGTCCGCAAGGCATGTACCAGTGATCGGCGTTGTCTTATTGGACGGTGACTTCGATGGTATGTCCTCATTATCCGCATCAAGGTACGCCAGACGCGCCGCCACAACTGCGGATGCCGCAAATATCATCTCGCCAACCATAAAGCATGGCCACAGCACATAACAGAATTCCGAAGTAAAGCCACTCTTTTCCTTCACTTCTTTCACATCCGTGTACTTGGTGGCTTTTTCCGTATCTATATCCAAGAATGCCATAGCCTTGTACACACCGTTGATGTTCGCCGCCTTTGCCGCCAGCGCGATGCCGACTTCCGGCTCCTGCGACCAGCCCGGTGCAATCAGTATCCCCGGCACCATCCCCAGTTTCGGAAATATCTGCCTGATAACTTCCATTCCGCTTTCTGCCCCTGTGCTTACGTCATATGCACCAATGATGTCGTATTTGTCAACTGCACTTGGGTCAAGCATTTTTCCGCTCACTGTCAGTTCCGTTGCGCTCCCACCGGCTCCTGCCGCAACCAGCGTGATAACCAGATAACCGTCTGTGTTAAATGCCAGAGTGTAATCATCATTTTCTTTCAGCGTATTTTCGCCAGACTTTACAACAAGACCTTTCTTGAGGATTCCCTCAACCTCCACCATAGCCTGGTACTCATCGACCTTTACGGCGGTCTCTGTTAAATCCTTTTTATGTTTCTTTGGGTCAAGCACATTGATGTAGATCACAGGTGAAACCACACACACATTTGCTGTGATGTACATGGTCTGGCAAAGCGTGAAATCTTTGAAATTCCTGCTGTAACCAAGGCTCGCCTGTGCTTCTGTGGATGATGTTGCCAGTATCGGCACATTGACCATCGCCTCCGGGTCTTCTGCCATGTTTACCGGGGCTGTCCCGATCACCACCTGAAGCCCTGCACTGGATTCCTTTGGTATGGTCAGGGCTGTAGCCTCTTCGTATATGAATATTCCATGTTCTTTTGCCATCAGCCATTACCCCCTTTCTTCACTCTCTGTTTCCACTGCGCTCCCGGCCGCTTTCTTAGCGTTTTCGATCATGATTTCTTCTGCGCGGAGAAATGCGCTGTAAATGTAACCTTTCTTTTCCCGGATCATTTTGTTCGCGATTGGATAATCACGGATTTTAATGAACAGGTTCCCGATCTGCGGATTCTCCCTGATTACTTTCCTTGCATCCGAAGGCGTCTCTGTATATACCCGGTTCTGGATGCCGATTCCCGGCACGGTCGGCCCGACATACATCACCCTCTCGTTTTCCGTAACGGGCTGCGCCTTTTCCGTAACCCCTGCAGATTCAGCCGCCGCAATCTCTGCTTCTTTTTTTGCGTCTGCCGCCGCTTGCACTTCTGTTTCTGTTTTTTTAGCCATAAAAAGGTATCCTCCTTCCTATTTTTGGAATATCAAACTTGATGCGCACACCGCCAAAGAAGTATGGATGGCTTTCATCATCCTGCAATGCCCATTCCATATCCTGCCTCGCCCGGTATTTCTTAGCAAGGAGCGGTTCTGCTGCGTACCTGTCTATCAGTTTCTGGCACATCACCATAACGTGCCTATGCCCCTGGTTATCCAAATCTGCATCATGAATACAAAAATGGATGTCGGCTGTCACCGTCCAAGGAGTTTCATCATCTTCTGTTTCGCCGCTGTAAAGTTTTACGATGGCATAAGGCACGAACTGCGAATCATCCTCTTCATCTGATTCTACGATTGGAAGGTTCTGAGCGTATACATTCACACCGCTCACGCGTTCGCCATTCACATCCGTTGTAAACACATCTTTCAATGCCTCATCCACATCTTTTACAAGCGCGTCCTGAAAATCTAATGCAGTCATTTACATACCTCACTGTGTTAATTTTGCAACCTGTTTTTCAATTTCGCTGTGCAGGGTTTCTTGTATCACAGGCTCTACCGCACTATTCACCTTCCCCTTATATACTGATTCAAGCATTTTTGATACAGAATTCGAGCGAAGGACTTTTATCGGATACCTATCTTCTGTTTCCCTTTGCATCATAAGGCCTTTTCTTTTAAATGCCTTAATGTTCCTTGAACCGACAAGCTGCTTCAAACCAGCTTTTACAATATCTGCTTTACCGCCGCTTTTGGGGGCTGTAGCATGAAAACGGGTAAGTGTAAGCGGCCTGCCCTTGGAAGTAATCACTGCATACAGTCTGGAGCGTGATGCATTGTGTATATTCATTCGGGAATTAAAACCGCCCGTCTTCACGGTATACGATTTATTTACCCCTTCCTGCAGTTTCTTCCTTGCCGCCTTCGCTGTTATATTGACAGCTTTCATAATGGCTGTAGGAGCCCCTTTTTCAATGCCCTTTAATTTCTCCTGCACATATTTCAGGTCAGCCCTGTCTACTTCATAAGTTATCATCTCGCCCTGCTCGCCTCTATTGTGATGGAATAAATGCCGCCTTCGGAAACAGCATCCACCACTTTATAATTCTTGCCATCTAGTTTCAGTGCGGAGCCCTGCGCGGGAAGGTTTCCGAAGTCAGAGGCCGCCACGTAGATCAGCTTCTGGTTTGTATAAGTGCCATCCATGTGCTGGCTGGAGCGTTTCTCGCGCTCAATCTGCTCATTGGAATCCATCTGGACTGCCATTTCCTTCCCGTTTACCATGTGCATGTCGGAAAATTCATCAACATTCATGAAAACATCATGCACATCGGATTCCAGTATTTCCTTAAAACTCATACCCATCTCCTTCCACGCAGCCGCCGTTCCAGTGTATCTGGAAGGCGGCCGGCAAGATCGTCCGTTCCACTAGCTGTCATACCGGGCTGTCCTGGGAGCGCAGTCAGCAGGGCCGCTTTAGGGAAACTGTTTCACATCAGGTTTCTTCCATGCCGCGCTCCCGGCACCTATCCATGCATCCACCATCTCCTGATTATTTACCGGGAGTTTATCCCCTGCCTTGTACTGTTTCGCAAGGTACAGGATTGGACGCGTTGCAATAAGCATTTTCGGTTCTTCTGAAACCGAAGCGTCACTGTCTCCCTCTGTATCCGGGCCTTCTGTCGGTTCTTCCGGAGCCTCAACAGGTTCTGATGCATCTGCGTTCTCTGCCGGCTCTTCCGGGGTTTTAACAGGTTCTGAGGTTTCTGCAGGTGCGGACGCTTTATCCACCCCTGTTTCCTGACTTTCAGTCTTTGCCTTACTACTTTTTGCAGCCATATCACTACCTCCTATGCATTAATCTTTACAAAAACAAACGAATCATCATTTCCGGCATCTTCTACCGCAAACCCCGCCTTCGTATTGCTGTTTGTAGATGTATCAGTCTTGCTACTTTCATCACCTGTTTCAGATACAGCTTTTACGCTGCTTTCTGCGGATGTAGTGATCTGGCCATCATCCTCTGAATAGTAAACATCTGCCCCTGCTGCAATCTCACCACTGCCTTTCGGCATTTCAAAAACGCCAGTAACATGCAGTGTGCCTTTTTCCCCAGGCAGGATATCCGTCCCAGCAATTCCAATGCGGCTGCCAAGCACAATGATTGTGTTTGCTTCAATCGTATTCGTGCCGCTGTTTACATAATCAATGGTTTCGCCACGCTGCCAATATGATGCCTTGCTCATAGTCTGCTCCCCCTTTCTTTATGCCAATTCAAGTTTTGTATCCACTTTTACACCCGGATTCTTTACACCGCCACGGAAATCCATAACGCTGATGCCCCAATCCAGATAAATGTCCCAGACAAACCCAAGCTGCCCCGGCGTTTCCATCCTGCGGATGTTCGGGATCTCCTGTCCGTTAAGGTAATCAACCTCAATGAAATCAGTATCGCCCTCTGCGCCGAGCAGCCACCACGGCATCACATTCCCCATGCCGCCGCACAGCGCATTGATGGTCGGATCTTCCACAACTTCCAGCTGGTCGCGGTACTGATAGAGCGGGTTCACAGCCTGTGTATTGTCCGAGGTGTTGATGGTCGGACTGAAAAACAGCGTATACATGTCAAACCTCATGCCGCTCGGCACGACAATCTTTGCTGGATTGATAATGATGGCTTCATCGAACTGGTCGCGCTGGTTTGCCAGTGCCATGATCATGGTCTGCATTGCCGCCTGTGTTACTCCGGTCCCTGTTTTCAGCAGGTTCTTGTGTACAGATGAAAATAGCTGCACTCCGTCATAAACTGCCGGGTTATTTACAAGAATCTGGTACACCTGCTTGTTGATGGTCTTACGGGCAGATGCCGCGTAACGCGCCGGGAGCGAAGTCACAACGCCGATATCATCGTCAATGAACGCTTTTCTTGAAAGCGTGAACTGGCGGCCGTATGTCCTTAACTTCCTGGTCGGCAGATGGTCATCCCTGAATGTATCGTGTTTCAGTTCGCCGTTCTCAGGCACTTCCAGAAACTCACCGACCGGCCCCGCGATGTAATAATTGTCGTGTGTCTTGAAATCTGACAGCGTCCCTTTTTTCGTGATCTTGTCGAACGTGACAGATACTTTTTTATGCCCTTCCTTGTACGCCTTTTCGATCGTGTTGTCCAGAATTGCAGGGAATGTAGACTCCGGCGTGAAAAATCCCCTCTGCAGCTTGGAATACAGTTCATCATTCGTCTTACGATTCAGGCCGCTTTCACTGTCACCGTCCATATGAAGGCATTCGATCGCCAAATCCCGGAGGCTCATCCCCATAAAGTTCCTTGCCCCTTCCGCTGTCTGATCCAGCTGCATGCCGGAGCGCATAATCAGCGAATCGACCGCAGCCCTGCGGAATTTGTCGCCCTCATCATCCGTCACGCGTACCCTTGAATGGATTGGCTCTCCCTGCCGCATAAGCTGTTCAAGGACTGCCTTGCGCACCTCTTCCACGGATTTTCCATCGTCTACGAATGAGCGGGAATCAATTCCGAAATTGCCACACATATCTTCAATCTGGCGCACCCGCGAACGTTCTGCGGCAAGTGCTTTCTTAGCTGCTTCTTTGGCTTTTTTCTCATCATCCTCGCCATCGCCGCCTTCACCGCCGTCACCATCACCGCTGCCGCCGTCACCGTCACCGCCGTCACCATTGCTACCATCACCGCCATCATCGTCCTTGGCGCGGATTCCCTGTCCTGCGCCGCCAGACAGGTCAAGCAGTTCCACGGAGCGTTTCAGCCTGTCAAATTCGGCCTGCTCTTCCGCAGTCATTGCCCGGTCTTTTGATGCATTCAGGATTTCATTCATCCGGGCAAGCATCTGTTCTCTTGTCATTTCCAGTTCCCCCTTTTTTAATAATTGTTTATATTGAAGTTGCCGCAGGTAAGTCTCGCGGATTCCATCAGCCGCATTTCCACCCTGTGAACGCCCTACGCCGACCGTTGGGTCAGCAGGGACAGACACGATGCTTATTTCATAAGGTGTCCACCGCCTTGCGATGGAGCATGGCCCCGTGAACCTTCCGTCTGCAGACTGCTTGTTTGGCATTACTTCTTCCCATGAATCCACCAGATAGCCGACAGACACGCCTTTTAATGTGCCTCCCTTGACTTTCTGGAATATCTTCTCGGAATCTTCGTCCGAATCAAATGTTATCTCCGCTTCTCCCCGGCCGTTATCCACCCACGCCCGCTCGATCTTCCCGATCACCGCATCGCGGTCATGGTTGAAGAGCAGCACCCCGATGGAATTCAGGCGCGAAAGGTCTGCGCACCCATCCGTATGGTCTAATATCTCCGGGCCGAACCACCGTTCATATGGCTCTTCGGATGAGAAGGAAAGCCGGAACGTACGCTCTTTCCCTTCGACCGCCCGGATGGAACAGCCGGAAAGTTCCCGGATACCTTTATCCCTATCCTGCGCCGCCCCCGCTGTCTGCGGCTGCATTTCCCGGAACATTGCTGTCCCCGCCATCGGCTTTGGCACCTCCAGCGTCTTCTGCTCCATGTCCCGTATCTTCACCCCCGTCTCCTGTGTCCGGGGTTTCCTGCCCATCTTCTTTTTCTTCCTGCAGTTTTCCATCGAAAAGCACACCCCCTAAATCAATGCCCTTGCTTTTGCCGTATTCCAGCACTTCTGCCATATCATCTATCTGTGACCGCCAATCCATGCCGTTTTCTGCCGCCACCTGTTTATATGTCTTAACGCCGGAATTCAGCGCGGTTTTTGTCGCAGACGCTTCTTTCATCGGGTCGATCCACGGCTTCGGCTTCTTGATCCATTCGTGGGAAAAGTAATCCTCTTTGCTTTTCCAAAAACCCGGTATTTCAACTTTCCCGGAAAGGACACAAGATATCACGAACGTCTCATATATTTCATCCAATGCCTCTATAATCCATTCCTCATCTTCCGCAAATGTCAGAGCATCTTCTATAAGCCCCTGCCTTGCGGATGAATAGTTTGTTTCTGAAAGGTCGCGGCTGGTTGCTTCGTAGGACATCCCCTGTCCCGCGCCAATCATTTTCTGGTGCAATTTTACAAATGATGCAGCGTCGGAAGACTGCCCGGTTGGATTTACGACTTCAATCTCATCGCCTTGGTTTAATTCGCTGATCATTCCAGGTGCCAATCTTTTGCCGTCATAGTCATACTTCCTTTCAGGCGTGGACATACGCCCCATGCCGCCAGTCGGGAGTACGCGCTTTATGAACACTGAAAGGCATGCCTCGATCCTCTGCTTTACTGAAACAGCCGTCATGAATTCGTTCGTATCCCGGATGCGCGTGATCGTGTGCGCCATATCCGACATCTCCCTTATCTGTGACGGCCGGGTCTTCGTGTAGTAAAAGATCACATCATCCGCTTTGACATACACAGGATCGCCAATAGAAAACCCATCTATCTGGTACTGCCTGATCCAGTAACCTATTGGACGGTTGTATTCATTGTACTCAATGCCACCGACCACGCGGTTATTTGGATTGCCCGGTATGCAGTGCATGGTGTCCAGTTCGTCCACTTCGACCATCTGAATGGAAAAAGGGATGAAGCCGTCCTTCGTGTACCGTTTCACGAACAGGATGCCGCCGTCAACGTGCTTTCTTTCCACCGCCATGCGCAGCATCTGGTTTAAGGACTGCGTCCCGGTCACGTCACAGTTCCTTGCCTTGCACCATTTCTTCCACAGCTTCTCCAATTCCGTGTTCAGCGTCTCGTTTTCCGTCCGTGCCTGAAGCTGGAAACCCGTACCGATCACGTTCCTCTTCCTGGCCCATATCACGGAATTCATCAGGTCGGAATTGCGCTCCAGGTCACGCGCCCGCGCCCGGACATAATCCCTGCTGCCCCGGTCGGTCATTTCCGCAGAATAGTTTGACACACGCCAGCCAGCATTTAACCTGCCGCCATTACCCGCGTCATAATTCCTATATTCATCATACATAGACCGCCACGCCGCGCGGCGCATCCCCCACTCCGGGGATATGAAGGCAATAGCGTTATCCAGCCAGCCCATAGCGCATCACCTCCCATCAAAATATGCCACCGATGTATTGCCAAACAAATGCGATTCAGATTCAGCCGCCACC